CCGCCGTCTCATTCAACCCTAGCAGTTTACGCAAGTCCTTGTCATGCTCGGTCAACAGCTTGCGCTGCTGCTCATCTTGTTGGGCTTGTACCCGCAAAGCCTCTTCCAACGCGGCGCGCTTTTGCGCGTCGTGCTCCTGGATGATTCCCTGCACCAGGTCAGGATAGTCTTTACGTAACTTATCTAGATCCATCCGTTCATCTCCTGTTTTATCTTCGAATAGCGTCACGCCCGCTTCCGGGTCGCTCTGCTGCTGCGGGGCCGTCAGGTCATAGCCGGTGATTTCTAAGAACGTCACCTCTTCTATCTGTCGCCCCTCTTCTTCCACTAGCCGCGCTTCACCATACGCCCGTTGACTGATGCCTGGCACGACGCCGCCCTCTAACATGGCGCGCACATCTACCCCGTTGCGGGTCCCCAACAGTTTGCCCGATAACTTCGCGTGCTTACCGTCGAACCCTACTCCCGTCCAATTGACGACAGTTTCTAACAGCAGGGGATGCCGATTTCCTTTGGAAGACGGATGATCCGCCTCGCCCGTCAACACTGACTCCGCCTCTACCCGCAACCGCCCCTGCCCAGCGCTTTCCGTTAAGTGCCGCCGCAAGCGCAACAACGCCGCTTCCAACACCGGCGCGGGATACCGCCGCCCATTCGCGTTGATAATATCCGCCGTTATGCCCGTACCTTCCAACAACCAGGGGCCGTTGGGATTGGGCGCGCCGGTCGCTTCCACCAGCCGTAGCGCCGCGGGGATATACTCCGTGAACTTGGTGCGGCGGCTTTCTTGTAACGGCGCGACCGGTAACGGCGTCTGGGGTACATACGCCAATTCCACCACTTCCCACTGGTCGCGCGCGGCAAACACATACCGCGTGCCATCCCATTCGTAGGTCACGTAGTAGTATTCTTCCGGCGCTAGGTCATCAACATGCACAATCACATAAGCACTGAAGATTTCCTGTACCCACGACCACCAGTCCTCCGTCGCCGGGAACTGCTGGCGGAAATCCGCCCGGATGCGCTGTGCCGTATACTCCAATGAACCTTTCTGTTCCGTCAATGGTTGCCCTTGTGTTAGCTTTCGCATACTTACCTCCGCATTAACTGACGTTTTATACCGTCGTTATCACCATTAAACTGCCGTCTTTTGCCGCGTGGTATGGGATATAACGCCCATTAAATCCGCTTAACAGACGTTATCTTATACCCCGTGCAATATCAGACTGGACTTTATCTACCACCGCCGCCGCAATATCGAGATTTAATTCCGCCGCAACACAGAGTAGGGGAATCAGCACATCCGCCAGTTCCCCGCGCAGGGTGGGCAGCGTCGTTGCGCTGCGCGTGCCATACCAGGCTTGCGGCGTGTCAAAAACTGTGCGCGCCCAGGTGCCTGCACTGGTCGCCGCTTCCCATAACTCCTGCGGCAACTTGAACAATTGTGCTAGTTCTGCCAATTCCTCATAGGCCTTGGCTATCTGCCGCGCCATAAATTCTTCACTTTGCCAACCTTCTCGATAGCCGCGTTCCGTCACCGCACGCAATACGATGTTCGGCAGCGGCCACCGTGTAAGCGCTTGCACCGTTTGCGCGGCGATAAACTGCCGTACCGTTTCGGCATCCGCCGGGCCAGATGTGCCGCTTTCGATTCGTTGTAACACGCCTTCAATGTCCATCAGCTACCTCACACTACGGTCTGTACCACGCGCCCCTTGCTGCCGGCGGTCTGCGTAACGCCCAAGGCCAATTTGTTAAACGCGCCGGAGCTGGCATCCACTTGGTCATCGTGCGTGCCGTGGGGGAACGCGCATAGTTCACCGATATACGCCGCGTTCCACGGTCCCCGCTTCAAGACTACATTCAACGCTTCACATTGCGCGGCGAAGGGCCCCGCGCGCAAGGACTTGTCACCACTTGGCACTTCTTTATGCACCGTAAAGCCCGCCAGATTGCGTATCGTTGCCACCGCCGAGTCTTTCCCGCCAGACCCCGCTTCTTGCTCAATCCATATCGGCACCGCGGTGCCGTCCATTTCAGCGGTCGCGCGCAATGTCGCCTCGCGCGTCAGGTCTGACCATTGCCCCCGGATAACGTCCTCCACATAGTAACGTCCATGCCACAGCGCCAGTAACACGCCGGCGGTGTAATCGCCGCTCCCCTCGCTGCCCGCCTTATCCCAATAACGAATCCGCTGCGCGCCCACCGGCACCTCATCAACCACCTGCGTAAACCATGCCCGCTTAAACTTGTTACCTTCGGGCTGGCGCGGTGTCGCTTGATACTGGGCATACCAGACCACCCCGCCCACGTCCCGCTTCAGTTCGTGTAACGCGCCGATGCTAAAGCGTTGGGGGCATAACGCTGTCCCCGGTGTCCGGTGGAGTGGATCCGGCAAGCCACTGGGCAAGCCAATCAGCGCGTGGCTCTCATCCCGTTCCGGTTGCGTCTCGGCGATGGCGGGTAAGCGCAAAATCGTCCACTTGTCGCCTTGCTCCGAGAGCAATCGCCCGGCGAGGTCATCTTCATGCCACCGTGTACACACCAGAATAATCGCGCCGTGCTCCCAGATACGGGTACGAAACGTCCCGCGCCACCAGTCCCATACGCGATTGCGCTCGTGCAGGCTTTGCGCCATCTCCCAATTTTCAAACGGATCGTCGATGATCCCGAGATACGCGCCGTGACCTGTAATCGGTCCCCCCACGCCGACCGCCAGCATTCCCCCGCGCTTCCCCGCAATCCGCCAGAAGTTCTTGGCGCGGCTGTCCTTGCGGGTCTCAACGGCGGGGAACACGGCTGCATACTCATCACTCTCCACACAGGTACGCGCTTCGGCACTATGCCGCTCCGCCAGACTCGCGCCATAACTGGTGAGAATCACCGGGTCATTGGGGCGTTTGCCCAACCAAAACGCCGGCAAGCGCACACTCACTAGTTCAGATTTACCGTGCTGCGGTGGGCTGAAGACCATCAGCCGCTTCGTGTCACCGCTTATGATGTTTTCAAGGTGCTGCGCGATGAGCCAATGTGCCGGCTCAGCGCGGTATTGCGGATACGTCCAATTCGTAAAATCAATGAGCGAGCGTTTCGCCAGTGTCCGCCGCGCATCCTGCCGCAGTTGCGCTATCTGGGCTGGCGTAGGCGAGAGTCCGCAAGACTTCAAGAGGGAGTGTGCTAAGGTCAAGGTGTACCACCTGTTCCGGCTGGTCAGTAATCGCCACCGGCACCGCCCCCGGTTGCAACATCGCCAAGCGGCTGGCTAACTCCACGCTGCCTAACGCCAATAATCGCTCGGCGGCAGCGGTACGATGGTCAGCGCGGTCACTGACGGAGAGTGCTGTCTGCCGTAACCCCGTCACCGCGTCTACCTGCCCCTCCGCAATCGCCCGCCGCAGCAACTGCTGCGCGTCTAACTCAATGCGCACCGTCTCCGTATCCCGATAGGTGCGCGTTAGTTCCTCAACGTATTCCCAAATCGCCCGCAGTAAGGGCAGGTTCTTCCACTTCCCATACCACGTTGACCGTGCGCAGATTTGGTCAGCATCGCCCCGTTGCCGGTCAAAAATCGAGTCTTCCCGTACCCCCGGCGTCGCCCGCGCCACCCCATAGAGGATGGCGGTATAGCGTTTCTTATCCGCCTCATCCCCACGCACGGCTTTCAGCCGGGTGGTAAGCTCGGCATCCAGCACGGGATAGGCTGCCAACGGGAGAGTTGCATCGGCTAACGTAGTCACTATGTAGTCACCTTGATTTCAGCTTTTCTAAGTAATCTTGGGCCGGGGCCACCATTATCCCGGAGCCTCGATTACGCGCGTATACAATGTTACCAATTCTGATTATGCGAAGGCTATCCCAAGCGTAACATTGGCGGCGGCGTTACCTGCGTCTCTTCCAACAACTTCGCTTCCTGCTCCAGGGCGCGCAACACCAATGCCAGTGCGCCGGCTGCCCACGCCGAGCGGCGTGCTTCGCGCAACTCCGCCAGCAACCGCGCTTGATACTGTTCGGGTTGCAGCTTTACTTCGGTTGCCCAGACTGTTTCCAGAAACGCAATATCGGCACAGACCACTTCCAATGGCACCGCGCTCCCATCGGCTAACCCGATGCCCGTTTGTCGCAGCGCGCTTTGGATTTCCAGCGGCGATAAACCCCGCAGATACAATGACGCGATGCGCAATCGCCGCGCATCGTCGGCTGGCTGACTCAGATTTTTTTTTCACGCGGCCCCCCAGACTACTGTACCGGAAAGCTGCTTACCCTTTGCCAGCGCACTTTTCCCGACTACCCACCCATCGGCCCACCCGTCAATTTCTTCAAACGGCGCGTACAAGGGCGTATAGGTGCCCGCCCTATTCAATG